CCGAGATCTGAACTAGATCTCCCAGGCCCAATTAAGGGCCTGCTGATATTAAATCAGCAGTCCAGGGATCCCCATTAGTATGGGGGTACCCACCTCGTTTTGATGTAGACGTTACGAGGACGTCCAGCACGTTCCAAGTGACTCTCGTCAAACGCGGGTTCTACGCCGCGCTTGAGGAAGTACTTGAGCAGAGCGCCAGGACCCTCGAGAGGATCTCGAGGAGAAACTGACGACACCACATGAGCCTTAACCAAAGGCCTATGAAGGTGCTCGTCTTCTTTCTCAGACAAATAACCAAGAAAGGAGTGACGACTCAACGCTGAGCTCGTTGGTTCAACTGGAGGGAAGTAATCAAGAATCCCTTCAATCTTACCATCAAGCCACTGAACAGTTCTCCAATTACCAAAAGAGTACATTTGGTTTCGGAGTTCCACCAGTGACACGGTCTCAGCAACCTGCTGCCGATGTGAAGGAAATAAACGCCTGACCTTGACAATACTAACGTCATGGCCATCGTAATACTCCTTCCCACAAGACTCCCGGAACTTACCGTTCCAGAAGCTCTTGGGACGACCGACTTTTGCACCGTAGTGCTCGAGAAGGTCGACAACGGTATGCACATAATCTACAGGGACAATTAAGTCGTCCCCGTAGACACGCACCTCGCCAAGAAAAGAGAGTAAATCCTCTTTCTTGGAAAACCGGTGTCCTTGCTCTTTCTCAATCCCTAAGAAGATAATGGTCAAAAAGACCATGGCCTCGAAGGGGAAGCAAAGAGCCGAACCCATAGACGCGAACTTGGCAAGGGAGATTACTCCGTTACCAGGTACAGAGGCCCGTTCAGATCGACATGCGAAAACCGCCCTCTCACTGAGAGGATGATTCCGCATGAGAGTACGAACGAGCTTAGACGACACCCTATCAGATGCCTCGCTCAGATCGAGCGTGGCAAGGGTCTGCGAAGCAGAACCCTGCTGAGCCAGGAGCTGGTTAGGTTCCTGAGATTCAGTTCCGATAAATCCATTCAGAAATCCCGAATGGATGTGATGCATGATTACCTCGAGAATCCCCTGCTGTACGTACTGTATAGTAGAGGGCTCGATGGCAATTATGCGGGGTGCCTTCTGCGTCTTAGGGACCGAGATAACCCGAGAGGGAATCTCAGTCTCAGGTTCGTGGAAGTCGATCCCGTCATCCTCATAGTCAGTTGAAATAAACCGGCTATTTGGGTAGAGAAAGTCTCCAACTTGGAAGACCTCCTCAAGACGGGCGGTCCAGTACTGGCTTCGATACTTACCATTGCTGGTAAGTTTCTCAGCAACAGCACCAGGACCG